ATACTGGCTCAGGCCAATGTGGAAGTTCCACTCAGTGGGTATGACGTTGAAAAGTTTTATGTTGTGGCCACACTTGAAGATGGACAACCTGCCAACCCAACCAGTTTGAGCACAATAGACGGCACCACAGTGGATGGCACACAGGGCGGTATGAATGTCACTCCGCGAGCAGATGGCTACACTGTAGGCTATCTAACTGGTGATGGCTTTGCACCTAACGGCTTGCCTGTTACACCCGGTGTGAGTTTTCCGGCCAATGCTGTGAGTGGCGATTATTGTTTGAGACTGGATTACAAACCCAATCGGCTGTTCCGCTACAACGGAAGAACATGGGTAAAAATAGAGGAAAAAGTGAGAACACAACTAGACAATGCCGCAACCAATCAAACACAACGCTCGGGCTTTGTGAACAATACATACACTACCAATACCACGGACTTGGGTGCTGTACCACAGCGTCAGAGTTTGAGTCAAGCTCTCAAACCCAAAGCAGACAATGGCGACCAAGGTGGCTTCTTGCCACCCAATCCACCACCACCATATTCAAGATAAACATGCAACAATTTTTCTACCATTTGTTATAAATAGATGTATGAACATCTATAAAATTACCAACACTTTGAATAACAAAATTTATATAGGCCAGACTGTGCAAAAAAATGCTAAGATGAGATGGTATCAACACTGCGCCGATGCAAACAAAGGCAAGGACAGCCACCTATGTAACAGCATGAGATTATATGGTATTGAAAACTTTGTTTGGGAAGTAATTGACAGTGCAACCACCATTGATGAACTGAATGTTAAAGAAGAACAATGGTTAAAACACTATCAACAAACAGTTGAATGCTACAATATTAGAAATGCAGGCGGAAATAAATTTCATGCCAAAGAAAGCATTGAAAAAATGAAACAGTCACAGCTCCAAGCCCATGCTCGTCGCAGAGCTCAAGGCAATGACGGCGGCTGGACACGCAAAGATGGAGGTCCCATGTTAGGCAAATCACACCCTAAAAAAGGTAAACCTAGCAAGAAATGGACTGCTGAGGCTAAAGCCAAACTATCTTTGATTGCCAAAGAACGCGAAGCAAGAAAAAAACTTGCCGCCAAGGAGAATTAAAATTCAAAGTTTTTTTTATGACGCACAAATACGCAGGTTCCTGCTGCAATTTACCAGAATCTTTTCAGGATTCCAAATTGAGTACGGCAACGAGACTGACGGCGTGAACAAGGCCACCCTGTTGCGTGTGCCTGTGCGGTATGGCGATTCCAGTCGCAATGCACAGACCATTATTCAAGAAAACTCAGCCAGCGCCCTGCCATCAACTCCGCTGATGACTTTTTACATCAACAATCTTGAATACGATCGACCAAGAATACAAGATCCCACTTTTGTGGACAGATTCTCAGTACGCCAACGTACCTATGACACAGAAACAGAAACATATGACACCACACAAGGCAATGCGTTTACTATTGAACGACTGATGCCTGTGCCGTACAAGTTGAGTGTGACACTGGATATCTGGACGTCAAACACCAATCAGAAACTGCAACTACTTGAACAAATTTTAACACTATTCAATCCTTCGCTAGAACTGCAAAGTACAGACAACTACATTGACTGGTCCAGTTTGAGTGTGATGTATTTGGATCAGTTGAGCTGGAGTTCAAGAACCATCCCAATGAACACAGAAAATCCCATTGACATTGCCAGCATCAAATTCTCCATGCCCATATGGATTTCATCTCCAGCCAAGATCAAGAAACTGGGCGTGGTGGAACGTATCATTGCCGGCATCTTTGACGCACAAGGTGACGCAGCCGATGCCATTACCAACAACGACCTGTTGCTGGGAACTCGCCCTATGTTCACACCTTGGGGTTACAAACTGGTTGTGATCAACAATCAAATTCAAGTGCTGCCTGCTAGAACCATAGTGCCTAATGGTGCCTATGCTGACCTAGATCCCACTGCTATTGTGGCCAACTCACCACTGCTGTGGCCTGCTGTGATTTCAGCATACGGTGTGTTGCGTCCGGGCATCAGTCAAATCAGATTGAATCGTCCGGTTGAAACTCCGCCAGACAGCAACAGCCCACCCATAATTGGCACCATTGTGATCAACCCCGATGATGATAGACTGGTCATCTTCACTCCTGATGGGGACACTGCACCACAAAATACCTTGAACCCAATTGACGCTATCATTGATCCCTTAATCAGTGGCCCTGGAGACGGCTTGCCATCACCTGTTACAGGTGTGCGTTACTTACTGACTGAAAGTACTGGTAACTATGACAACGTGGCCAATCCTGCTGCTTGGGCAGGCACAGCCGGACAGCCATTGATAGCCAAGGCAAATGACATCATTGAGTGGGATGGCGCACGTTGGCGTGTGTCATTTGTGAGTGCGGGAGAAACTGCGGTACAGTATGTGACCAACATAACTACTGGTACACAATATGAATGGACTGGAGCAGAATGGACCAAAAGTTATCAGGGCGAATACCCAGCAGGCACATGGAGCCTAGTACTGTAAAAGCCGTAGGTGTATGGTTCCTGGCCCGTGACACTGGCCGCTATCTATATCTCTTGAGAAACGACGCCAAACATCCTGGTGCATGGGGATTACCTGGCGGCAAGGTGGAAGCAGGCGAAACATTACTAGGTGGTATGGAACGTGAGTGCCAGGAAGAATTAGGTAGTTTTCCAGACTATCGTCGACTCATGCCGTTAGAAAAGTTCACATCAGCAGATGGCATATTTGAATATCACACTTGGGTTTGTGTGCTGGATCAAGAGTTTCAACCTGTACTAAATGACGAGCACATTGGCTATGCGTGGATTGACGTGGGCACATGGCCCAAGCCCATGCATCCTGGATTGTGGAGCACACTGAACATTGACAGTGTGCAACAAAAACTGGCTGCTGTGGAACGAGTGGAGTTGGCCAGTTTATAATTTACCAACTGCAAGGGTCCAAATCTGTGTTGAAACTGTTTGTTTTCAGAATAACACAAGGTGTAGTTCACAATCCGTATCTAAACTTTGTGGAATTGAAGTTTTGTGTTATTTCATCTGTGGACAATGCTCGATTATAAACCATAACTTGGCTAATTCTTGCAGTGGCATATTCACCAGCAATAGGATCTCCTCCAACATAGAATGGCATGGCACTAGCCAACAAGTCAGGAGCATCTGCATCTCTTAATCCTACCTGTGCACCATTTGCATACATCTTCATGTTGTTGGTGCCGGCTTGGGTACCATCATACACTACACATATATTTTGCCATACGTTTAGTGTTTGCAAATAAAATATTTCTGCAGGATACATTTCAAATTTTTGAGTGGTTAATTTGTAAAACTTTAAGGGTGTAGTTCCTCTGTAGCCCATGAGAACGTAACTATCAGAGTTTGCTGTTGGATATACCCATATATTCCATGAGAACGCAGTGGATGCTGTTTGTTGTGGAGTTTGATAGGTAAAACTAGTTCTCTGAGTTGCACCGCTGCCAAAACTAAAATAACTATCTCTTCCAGCAGCAGTATATGCAGGACTATTAACCAATGTTCCATTGTTGCCGTTGCCTGATAAATCACTCCAAGCGGTACCTGTACCCGGATAACTTGTAGAATTACCTGTGTCTAAAAAAAGTGATAGTCCCAAAGTAACTGGAGGCACTGCTGTGATAGAGACTCCGGGTCCGATAGTAACTCCTGGTCCAATTATTGGCATGGCGTGTTAGACCCTTCCTACTGCAATTTCAATTGTGCCTGATGCGCCAGTAAAATCTTCAACTGCTTTGCCAATTACTGTGCCCATAGCAGGTGTAGCTGATGCTTGAGCGTAGCCATTGCCTGCTGACACCATCATTGCGCCTTTGGCTACCGGACCAATCACTAGCGTTGGAACTCGTCCAACTAGAGCAATTGCTGCCAGGTATTCGCCTTGTGCTGTGCTGTTCATCAAGTGTGCAGGGTTGGTACTGACCACACCTGCTATTAATGCGCTGGCCGCAGTGTTGCTGACAGTGACTTCGTGATTGCCACCAAATTCCAGCACAGTACCCGGAGGGTAGTCAGCATCGGCCACATACATCTCTGCCAAGTCAGCATATTGTGCTGACGTTGCTTTGGCAAATATAACGTTGAAACTGTTAGCACTTGTACCAATGTTACCAACACCGTTGGCTGCGCCATTGGTGATTGCAGTAGTGGCGTTATTAATTGTCAATCCAGTTAATGTACCAACTGATGTGATATTTGGTTGAGCTGCTGTGGTCACAGTAGCCGCTGTGGTTGCACTTGTTGCCGCACCGGTTAATGCACCAACAAATGTTGTACTAGTAACACTAGTCAATCCAGCCACAGTTGTTACAGTAGAACCTAATGTTAGTGCAGTGCTACCAAGAGTAACGGATGCATTAGCCAATCTGGCTTGAGCTAATGTGCCTGAACTGATATTGGTAGCACTAATTGATGTAACGTTTGCGCCTGAACCATTTAATGTTCCAACAAAGTTACCACTTGTGATGTTACCAGCTGCTGATATCACACCACCAGTCAAGATATTACCACCGGTAATGTTGGCTGTAACTGACACCGTGGTACCGGTATGGGTAGTTGCATTGACGTTGGCTCCACCTAATACGTTGCCACCGGTGATGTTGCCAGTGGCACTAAGTGTTGTTGCACTAATTACATTGGCACCGGTAACATTACCTCCAGATCCCGAAGTAATAATATTGCCGCCAGTAACGTTGCCAGTGGCACACATTACACCGCCTGTAAGTAAATTACCACCAGTAACGTTTGCACTTACTGATACTGTGGTACCTGTATGTGTTGTGGCATTGACGTTTGCTCCACCCAATATGTTACCACCAGTTATGTTGCCAGTTGCAGAGATCAATCCACCAGTTAGCAAATTACCACTGGTTGTATTGGCTGTGACAGTTAATGATCCAAGTGTACCAACTGATGTAATATTGGTTTGTGCGGCTGTGGTCAATGTGCCTACAATGCTAGTGCCTGACAAGTTACCACCTGTGATATTGCCGGTTGCTGAGATCAATCCAGCAGTTAGTAAATTGCCACCTTGTACATTTCCAGTAACACTCAAATTAGCGCCAGTGTTAACATTGCCCGTGCCATTTGGTGTAAGCACAATATTGGCATTGGCTGCAGATGTTTGAATGTCCAATTGAGCTGAATCAACAATGGCACCTGACAATATCAAATTGCCACCTGTGATATTACCGGTGCTCACTGTCAAACTTGAGCCAGTAATTGCAGCACCTGTTATAGCGCCAGTGGCTGATATCAATCCACCAGTTAGGATATTGCCACCGGTGATATTGGCTGTAACTGATACTGTGGTACCTGTGTGTGTGGTAGCATTGACATTGGCACCACCCAATATGTTACCACCTGTAATGTTACCAGTAGCTGAAATTAATCCACCAGTTAGCAAATTACCACTGGTTGTATTGGCTGTGACAGTTAACGAACCTAATGTGCCAACGCTTGTGATATTAGTTTGTGCGGCTGTGGCCAATGTACCTGCAATGTTGGTACCTGACAAGTTGCCACCGGTGATGTTACCAGTAGCACTAATCAATCCACCTGTTAAGATATTACCACTGGTTGTATTTGCTGTGACAGTTAACGAACCTAATGTGCCAACTGAAGTAATGTTTGGCTGTGCGGCTGTGGCCAATGTACCCACAATGCTGGTACCTGACAAGTTGCCACCGGTGATGTTACCAGTAGCACTAATCAATCCACCTGTTAAGATATTACCACCAGTAATGTTGCCGGTTACCGAAACTGTGGTACCTGTATGAGTTGTGGCATTGACGTTTGCACCACCCAAAATGTTACCACCTGTGATATTGCCAACTGCACTAATGCCGTCGCTTGATGTCCAAACGTTAGCGGTGCTGTTATACAACCAAGTGATATACGGGCTACCAATTGGACCAACTTCAATACCACCACCGTTGGCTGCGCTGGCATTAATTGCATTGTTGGCATAGTTGACTGTCAAGTCATTTGTACTGACCACGTTGGAATTAATTGTGGTTGTTGTACCGTTAACCTGTAAATTACCATTGATAACAACTAATCCGGCATTTCCAACTGTTGCTGGATCAATTGTGAGTGTTGCACCTAAACTGCTGATCAAATCACCAGCAATCGTAATGTTACCGGTATTAACGTTGCCGGCATTAACGTTGCCAGTTGCAGAAATCAATCCAGCAGTTAAGATGTTACCACCAGTAATGTTTGCTGTAACTGATACAGTTGTACCTGTGTGTGTGGTTGCATTGACATTGGCACCACCTAATATGTTACCGCCGGTTATGTTGCCAGTTGCAGATATAATACCACCAGTTAGGATATTGCCACCGGTTATGTTACCTGTGGCAGAGATCAATCCAGCAGTTCGTAAATTACCACCAGTAATATTACCAACAGCACTGAGCGCCAGGCCACCAATATTTGATACTACGACTGTGGTGTTGGCAGGAAATGTAACGTTACCAGTACCCAATGCAGTACCAATTGTTATGATTGTGTTTGAACTGGCAACACCTGCTGTGCCAATACTGATGTTCTTTGTTGCACCAAGTACTGTGGCACCTGTGCCAAGATTATATGTGGCATTGGCTGTGGATGTTCCAA